GCGACTCATTCTAAGCCACAAAATCAGACACGACGGAAACCCATTCTTAGGACATCAACTGGGCAATTGCGAAGTGTTTACAGACGTTCAAGGCAACATCAAAGTCAAGAAAGCCGGCGTGGACCGTCACGCTAAGGTCGACGGGATTATTGCCTTAATCATTGCGATGCACTGTAGTCTGGACAACCCGATGCCGTCTGAATCGTACGGATTCAGAGTCTTTTGAGGATAAAAATGGGCTTATTCGACAGATTCCGCAAGAAACCAACCCAAAATGAGTCGAATTCGTTGTTCGGCAACACTGTTTTGGGTAATAACGTCATGCTCCGAGGCAAGGGGCAAGGCTACGGATCTAATCAACTTCTCTATGTAACGACAAGCGCTGTCAACGAGGCTGGGCGCTCTTTAGACATCACAACGCTTGCTCGCAATAGCACAGTCATGGCTTGCGTGGGCGCTAAGGCTCGGGCGCTGTCTCAATTGCCGATCAAGATCATGTCTCGGCAGAATGACGGTACTTTAGTCGATACCCAAACGGATGAATCGGTTCCTGAGCGCGAAAAGACTCGGGCTAAGTCAATTCTTAACCTTCTTTCTCAGCCGAACAACTTCCAAAGCCAATACGAGTTCTGGTATCAGTTCACGATGTGGCACGAGCTAGCCGGTGAGACTTTTGTATTACTTTGGCGCAAGAACGAGGCCGATCCTAATCAGATTCCGTTTGAAATCTATGTTTTAGATTCGACGTTGATCGTTCCGCGTATCTCGGAAAATAGATACCCTTACTACACGCTTACAAGCTCAAGCTACGGCTTCAACAAAGACGAACCGTTGAAATACTTCCAGGTTATGCACTGCAAGAGCGAGCCTTGGCAAGGCTCTTCTTCGTTTAACAGGTTGCAAGCTGTCGAGTTGATCTCGCTAGACCAAGACATTGATCTTTACTCTAACTTCATCATGCTTAACGGGGCAAAGCCTTCTGGTTTGTTCCGTACAGAGCAAGTGATACCTGATAGCAAGTTCAAAGAGATTGCTGCAAGGCTTAAAGAGGCATGGACGAACATGCTTAACAGCCAGCCTTCAGATCTGTCTAAGCCTGGGCAGTCTATGCTTTTAGACCAAGGTATGATGTACGAAAGTATTAAGCCTTTGACCTTGCAAGACGTAGATGCGCGAGAACTAAAGAAACAAACGATGGCAAGAATTGCCGGTTTGTTTGGTGTGCCGCCGGCAATGATTGGTGTATCAGAGTCGAAGTACAACAATACTCAGACGATGCTCGACGAGTTTTACAAGTCGACGATGATGCCCTTTATCACAAACATCGAGCAGAAGTTAAAGACAAGTCTGCTTGCTGGCTATCCGAATTTGTTTGTTCAGTTCCAGACGCAGGATTTCCTAAAGGGCGCTCCTCTGGATCAAATGAATTACGCAGTTGCTGGGGTAAAGAATGGGATTCTTACGCCGAATGAGGCTCGGGAGTATTTGGGGCTTAACAGTTTGGATGATGCTGATTCTCTGCTTACTCCCACTGGCGCTGATAAGCCTATTGCCGGCAGCTCGCCACAGGATACGGGCGGCGGCGGAAATCTTAAAGTCATAGGCAAGACCGGAAGGGCTGGCAATGCTTAAGGATGTTTTGGAGCGGTTAAAAGCTGCGGCGGAAAAGAGGAAGCCAAAGCCAAAACTTATTGACGGTAAACAACAGGAAAAAGAGCGAGTCAATGACCGGAAAAATTAAAGTGGTCATTGGTGCTTCATGCTCTGGCAAAAGCACTTATATAAAAAAGGTGCGGTCACCTGATGATGTGGTTGTCGATTTTGATGCTTTGGCTAAAGCGCTTGGTTCGATGGTTAGTCATAAATGCGCTGGCGATATTCGTGAGGTTGCGTTTGCTGTAAGAGATGCCGCTATACGCAGAGTTATGCAGGGCGTAAAATCAGACACATACATTATTGAAACAAGCCCAAAACAAGAAAATATAGCGCTTTACAAGAGCAGGCGAGCTGAATTTATTCTGATTGACCCAGGTTTAGATGTTTGCTTAGAAAGAGCAAGAGAAAGACCAAAGGGCACGATTGAATCAATTCAGCAGTGGTATCAGTCGCCGCCTTTTGTCATACAAGAAATGAATTTGTCACCAGTTAACGTAGACGATGCGGTGTTTCACTCAGCGCAGCGGATCTTAGAAAGAAGTTCTGTCGGTTCATCATTTAGGTTTATGTGAGGCAACTATGAAACACATTCAATTTTTCACCGAAGCGAAGGTGGAACTTGGCAGAATGGCTGACGAGGCAACGGGCGAACCTACAGGCGAAATTGAGGCGACCCTGACAACCTGGGGCGCACGAGAAGGCGCAGACGGTCGCAGATTTTTTTACACGCCAGCAGCTTTTGAGGCTTGGCACGAAAACTGGATGGAAGCCGGCAGACCTTTGCCTATGTACTTCCAACACTCAAGCGACATGATGCCCGTGGGCGAATGGTCGAAATTCGACATTACTGACGAAGGTATGACGGGAACCGGCAAACTGTTTCTAAATACCACGGCAGGATCGGATCTTTATACGATCATGAAAGAATCGCCGCGCATGGTCGGTGGTGTTTCTGTCGGAGCTTACGCCGACGAATACCAGATGGTTGACGAGAATGGCGAGCCAACCGACGATCCAGACACGTTTTTTCAGATCGTCAGAGGCGGATTGGCCGAGGTTTCGATTGTCATGAACCCTAACAATCCCAAGGCTGAAATTAGCCGACTTGAATATTGGATGGGGGATAAACCAAACCCCAGAACGATTGAAAAAGCACTGCGTGACGCTGGGCTTTCTCGAAAGGATGCAGCCGCTGCATCCGGCTTGTTGAAGTCGATCATAGAACAGCGTGATGCTGTCGTGACTACTTCTCAACCCGCTAATCCGAGTGAGTCGGACGCAGCGGTGAAACTGCTGGAAGCGCTCCAATACCGCGAGTTGCTGAAGGCAATCGCAACTCGATAAAGGAAAAATCATGCTTGAGAAAGTCATCGAAAAACTAGACGCAATTGAAGCGTCTAACGCTGCAAAACTTCAGGAAACCACTGAGGCTGTAAAGACTCAAGTTGCTGAAGCAGTCGAAACCCTCAAAACGGAAACCGAGCAAAAGATCGCTGCCCTCGAAGCAAAGATCGGCGCTCCTTCCATCATCCGACCCATCCACAAAACTATCCGTGGTGAGGCAAATCGTCGCTTCCGCGATGTGCTCAAAGAGTACATGAAGGGCGGCAATCAGGTTGAGCGCGAAGTTAAGATTTTTGAATCGGTAGACCAGTTTGACGGTTACATCCGTGAAGCATCTGCGCTTACCGCTTCCGGTTATGACGTTGGTGGACGTACCGCTTACGATCCCGTGTTTGCTGCTAAGCGTCTTGGCAATCCGATGATGGATCTTTCCCGCATCGTCGCAACTGACGGTTCGGCTTATCAGTTCCGAGTAAAGACCGGTAATGCTGGCGCTCAGTGGGGCTATAGCGTCCAAAATAATGGAGCGCCAACAACTGAAGCAACGTCGATCTGGCAAGTGATCCTCAAAGACTTGAACGCACAGTTCCCAATCAGAACGGCTGCGCTTGATGATATTGATGGTCTTGAGCCCAACGTTGTTGACGATATGCTGCTTGAGTTCCAACAGGCAATGGCAACCTCGATGGTTCAGAACAACGATCAATCAGGAACCGGAACCTCGGTATCAACTGGCGGCGCTGACGGTCTGCGCGGTTTGGATCAGTATGCTGGTGCAAATGCAACGTATACCGGCGGTACAGTTTCCACGGCTTCTTTCGGAACCTCGGGAACTGCGACAACCAACGGTCTGCATAGCCTCGCAACTTATGACCAGCTCACCACCAACGCAAACACTGTCGGTGCAAATAACATCGTCTACAAAGACGTTGTGAATTTCATCTACAGCTTGCCACAGCAATACTGGACGCCAACCGCTCGCTTCATGATTAACCCAATCTTGTTGCAGGGCATCCGTGGTTTGGTTGATGATCAGAAGCGCCCAATCTACATCGACGGTCTGAGCCGTGACGATGGCATCGTTGGCAAGTTGCTTGGCTTTGATGTGGTGGTCAACAAGTA